TCCTTTCTGGAATTGTGATGGTTACTCTTATCAAGAGGCTTATGACGCATACATAGTAAATCACAAGGAGAGAAACGAAAAGATAATTAACATAGTAAATACCATAAGGAGTAATCATGACAAAGCAAGAATACTTATCCTCGTCAACAGACTTGAACACGGTCAAAACCTTCAAACTCTTCTTGAAGGCCCATGTTTTTACCTTAGAGGAGAAGATGACATCGGGGAAAGGTATTCCACGATCAGAAGGTTTGTCACTTGTACTGAGTCTTCAGTCTTACTTGGCACCCGAATTCTGGAAACAGGAGTTGACATTCGTGAGATCACACATTTCATCAATGCTAGAGGACTTAAAAGCCCAATTGCAACAATTCAAGCATTGGGACGATCTCTCCGCTTGCATGATAATAAAGACCAAGTTTTCATCTATGATTTCATGGATAAAGGACGATATCTTACAGCACATTCAAGAAAAAGATACAACACCTACAAGAAAGAAGGACACGAAGTAGAAATAATATGAAAAATCCAGATTACAAAAGCAAAGAACAGTTAGAAAAGGAATGGGCAGAACTCTCTGAACCTGAAAGGAATGTAGTTAAACAACTAGGAACAGATATACTAAATTTTTATAAAAAGAAGAAACACATCTCTCTAGATAATTTAGATACCTTAAACGGCTATCTGGATACTTTAACTATCTTCGTAACTATCTTCGTTAAAGGTTATAGTAAGAGAGTTATTACCCTGCTTAAGCAAGGCAATAAGTTAGGCTAGTTAATTCTCTTACAGGTAAAGGTAGAACCTTTCTGCATTACAACCGCATTGTCCCCGTCTATCTTACAGGTAAAGTTTGCTGCTGCACAATACCCCATCCATTTGATCATTATATCATGGGGATCTATGTTAGTTCTTACAACCTGTGCTTTATCAATCTTTTCTACCTCAGTCCCACCTAAACCTGTTGTTTGCACTATAGAAGTGGTAATAGTGGTAGGACTAGAAGCAACTATAACACTTCCCTGCATTTCAAATTCGTACCAACCAGTATTAGCTATGGTGAAGTAGCTATTAGTTGAGTCCCAGGTAATATGAGTAGCATCAATCTCAGTATCTAACTGAGAAGATCCTGAAGCAAAATAGTAAGGATCAGCAGTATTTTGTCCATCGTCAGCAGTTACTTCAACAAAAGACCATGGTGGTGGAACTGGACAAGAGCTTACAGTTATAGAAGATTGGTCAAAATCAACAGTACAGTTAGGACCAGCACTTAAAGTAGTAGAAACTTTAACTGTACTAAAGGTATCGGGGTGGGTAACAGAAGAGGAATTCCAATTAGATCCTGTGTAAACTAAGGAATCTCCTGTAGTAGGAGATAAAGAAGAATTAACATCTGTTAATCCAGGGAGAGCTAGATCTACTATAGCAGTCTCAATAGTATCTCCGCTTTGAAATTCTCCTATTCCAGAAGGAGTTCCATTACCATCGTATTCTAACTTAAGGGGTTTAACATCAGCCATGATACTTTATTATAGTTATCTTCCACCACGCATTGGTTGACCGTTTGAAAAACCTATACCAGAGTTAAATATTCCAATAGAATCTTTTATTAAAGTTGCTCTAACATACGGTTTCATATCTGCATTTTCATTAATTGCATTTTTAACCACTCTTAAAGTATCGCCAACATCTCCATTAGAAGTTATATTTTTTATAGCCACACCATTGAACCATAATTTAGTTTTGTATCTTGCACCACTAGCTAACATTCGTACAAGGTTAAAGGATATATGATTTCCAAACATCCCTGGTCTAACAGAACGAACTACCAAACAGCGTCCTATATTATCCGAAAATACTGTCTTAGCGTAACTATAATTTCTACTACCAACTGTAGTTTTAGTAGGTCTCAAATTATTTAAGGTCGTAAATGCCTTAAACATTATTAAGTTCCGAGATTTAGGTTAGCCAGAGAATCATCTGCCCTAGGATTAGCTAGAACAACTGCCCCATAAGTGACAGCAAATGCCGTTGTATCATCCTCTGCCTGAGAAATTATAATATGAGAGATGGTATCGTAATTATTTAAGGAGAAAACTACTGATCCTCCTGCGGTGGCAGCCACTAACCCCGCTATACCACTAGTACTTGCAATACCTACGAGAGCCGATGCATTATTATTACCGTCTGTAGGGGATAAAGATACATTATTAAGTCCACTGGGGGTCACAGAAAAGATTACTCCCGCACCCCCACCACTGACAGAAGTAACTGTAACATAGTTGCATTTTACAAGATTCCCAGAGGTGTCATGAAGATCCACGGTTACGGGAGCCCCATCAATCATAGCAACTACCTTAGTATATGGTCTATAGCATTCTCTCATAATTAATTACCTTTTTGCTCCTCATAATCACTATCAACTCCTACACCATTTACAACATCAGAAAGCTGTTTAATGGATTTCATTACTTCCTCATCAGACATAATAGGATCTGAGTCGCCTTCTTCTACTTCTTTTTCTTGAACACTTCCAGAGCCCTCTTTGTCTTCTTTACCATCATCCTCTTCTTCTTTTTCTTTGGTGTCTTTTTTTGGTTTGTCATCAGGTTCATCGTTTGAGGTAGGATCCTCTGCTTGAAGGACTGGAGTAGAATCCTCATCACCTTCATCGTCTTCCCTTATAATACTTTTAACTAAAACTTCTGACTTTTCAAAAGCTTTGGTAACTTCACTAAACGAAAAACTTTCCATTAAAGGAAGGTTCTCTTGAGAATAATCAGCATGTTGGAAGATCTGCTGAATTATATTATTTATATCTATACCCAGAATTCCATTCTTTGATTTAAGGGTAGTTGAAAATTCAGATAACACTTGTTTAAGAACACTATTCTTAGGGGCAATCCTGGAGATAGCTTCAAAAAGAACTACTTGAGTATTAATTAAACTCTTAAAGGAGTAAGACTCTTTAAGATATTGAAGATTTACTCCATACTGTTCACTCAGAAGGCGAGTAAGTTGCTTCCTGGCTGGCTTCTTCATCTCAAATAGTGTACTAGCATATGTTCTAAGCTCTTTTTCAGAAATGTGACTAGTAGAGTGCCCTAAATTCCGTGACAAAGTTTCAAAAATCTTCTTCTTAGAAAGAAGTGAGATATAAGGCAGTTCTTTTATAGCCTGGATAAGAGATTTCTCAACTTCTGAATCTTCCGCAAATATCTTACTGGCTAGGTCATCAATTACAGGCTCATTAGCCCAAACTAAATCAAAAGAGTCTTTAGCCTCTAAAAGTTCTTTCTTAACCAATTCCTGCTTGCAGATCATTTCGTAGATTGATTTTTTAGAATTATCAATAAATTCAAATCGGCCAGTAGAAACTAACTCATCTATAAGGACTAAAGGAATATCAAAAGCCTTTGAAACTGCTTCAGAAAGTTTTAAGGAATTTAGAATTTCTGGAACTTGTGAACTGATTTGCTCTTTATTCTCAGCTAAGAAACTCACCAATTCTGGAATAACCTCTGTGAATCTAGTAAACTCCCCACTCTCTACTATATTTTGAGTCTCATCAAATATTTTAGTCTTTGTATCTAATTTTTCTGATATGGCATTATAATGATTTCTGGAAGTCAGGATATCAACGACATCTAAAAAGGTAGAGTCTGCATCAGTATAATCGTCATGGTAAAGACTCTCTAAAAATAAAGAGACTTGATTTTTTACGCCTTTATCAAATCTCTTATCGTTAGTAAATATGTCAGAATCTTGAACACTAATATTTTCAAGAATATATGAATTATTTCTAATTAAATAATTTCCTGAAATGATTTTCTTATTTTCTGTTAGATAAGTAACCTTGTCCTCCACTCCATCAACAGAGAACAATTGAACATTTTCTCTAATAGAGTACCCTAGATAGTCCCCTAACTGTATTAAATTAGAGATTCTCTTATTTCTTGACTCAAATATTTTTAGCATGTATGTAGACTCCGACCCCTATAAGGCTTCTTTATTATATAGGATCCTTTTTTTACCTAATTTTATATATTTTCTATTTTTAATGCGCCTATAGACTCAACAAGACGCATTTGTTTGCTATCCTCCCCATATTTTTTAGATAGGAAAGAATTTACTAATTCTGTATCCTCTGCTGTAGCTTTAGTTGCATTTGGTTCCGCTGGAGGCAATGGGGCTTCCCCTGCTGGACCGACTTCCTTATTACCAGCAATAGGTCCACCACTAGGACCAGCCTCAGGGGCAGTCCCAAGTACATTCATTTCCTTCTGTTGCTGTTCTAACTGATCATCCTTCTCCTCTTTCAACTTCTGTTTAGTGACTTCAATCTCTTGATCTGTCATATCATAAAGATCTTTGTAAATGGTATCGGTTGGGAATAATCCAGTTCCTACCACAGCCTGTACAACTCTAGCTTTAGACTCATCTAGTTCTAATTTTCTCTTAGTAAATATATCAGAGGGGTCAGGCATTGTTATAGTTAATTCATTGATTAATACTTGAGGAAACTTTTTAAGTTTTAAGTGTCGTTTAGCTATAGCCTCCAAACCAATATTAATACAGTCTTGAACCCTAACTATGGTTCTCGCAAACTTAACATCTAACTGGGCTAAATTAGCTTTCCTTTCTGGGGATTTATCGAACTCAACTATATAATCCTTAGGTATCTTCATAGTAGCAAGTAGTTTATCCCTGAAGTACTTAACATCATCAACCTCGCCCAGATTCTGACCCCCAGGAAGAGTTTCAATCTTTGTCCCAGCACCACCCCTAACAGGTACAAAGTAATCCTCATCAGCAGCTAATGGGTTATAACGAGCGTCCACTTTACCGTTAGCGTAAAACTTCTCTTTCTTATATCTTTGCTTGACATCCTCTATAAAAGCCTCTGCTTTAGAAGTAGGAAGTTGACCAACATCAATATAAAATATACGCCTTTCAGGAGCCCGTGCTAATCTATAAACAAGCATAGCATCCTCCATTAATTTTAATGACCTAAAAATACTTACAGCACCAGCAGCTACCGACTTCCCGTAAGGGTAATACTTAGGATCAGAAGTATGCATTCTAAAATGAACTATTTGATTTCTATCTAATTCTATATATTTTTGATTACGCTCAAAGGGGTCTGGGGCAGACTCCCAAGCACTCTTGTTTGGAATCTCTTGAAGAAATTTCTCCAAATAGCCATAAGAATTTTCTACTCGTATAAGATAATTAGGATTTAGAACCTTTAGTCTTCTCAATCCATGATCTGAGTTATTGATATCAGCGATAAGTTCAATAAAACAATCTCCATACTTAACAGCATTTCTAACAACATCCCAAAGAATTCTTTTTAATTTAACTTTTGTAAATAATTTATTTATCTCATCTACTACTAAAGTACTTTTAGAATCCACAACCCATCGTCTATTTTTAGTATCTCTTTGAGTAGAATCGTCAGCATAAATATCAAACGCTGCTGTTATCTCAGGATAATCATCCATCCTTTCGTATTCTGAATATCTCTTCTTCCTATTTATCTCTACTTCGGGAAGGTATGGAAGCTTTTGATGAAGGGTACTCATCCTGGCTGGTCTATGAGATTGATCAGGATTTATAACAGTATCTCCAGCAAGATCCTCGCTATCTTTTAGATAGGGTATGGCTGGAGTAGCAAAGAATTTAGCAAAAAATCTTCCCACCTTTCCTCTGGGGTAGGCATAAGCAGAACCTGATCCAGGACCACCAAAAGTAACATACCCTGGGCCAGAGTTTTCATTAAGTTTATTTTCTTTTATTTCATCAACCATGTTATATCCTCTTCTACATCACCACCAAAACTTTTAAGATTTCTAAGTCTTACTGGGGCTAAGAGCCTTTCTGAGGGTGTTTTACTATTATCGTCAATAAAATTAACAGGTATAGTCTCTAAATATGTAGTCATCCCAAAAGCACAAAGAGCCAAACTAGTCACTAAATCATCATGCTTAGATCGTTCAGCCTGAGCCTTACCAGCCAAAGACACTATAAAAGTGTTAAGCTCTGCTACAGTTCGTTTAGAATTAATTTTAATCTTATTTAACCTCAAACACTCTTCCATCATAGCCAGCATGCTATCCCTATTCTTAGTAGTTACCTGAATTCCTATATTTCTTTTTTCATCGAAGTATAAGTTCTCGTACTCTAACCTTTCAAATAAGTGATCAACTAAATTATGCCCAATAGAGTTTCTTTCAATAAATATCACAGCTAAATTATATCTTTGGCCTATTTGATTTAGAACTTCTGCCAACTCATTAATAGGGGTGGTATTTGAATAATACTCAGCTACCTGCTCCCCAGAGTAAGTATCAAATACATGGAAAGCTGAATAATCTCTTTCCCTACCTAAAGAAACATCCACCCCTATAAGGTATTGTCTGGAGGGTTGTGGATCTTCCCAAATATACATCCTATTATTAAAGGTTCTATATAAAGGCTTCTTAACATTCTTATCCATATTTGATAGGATAGTACCCTCTATGTAAGTCTCCCCCGTACCTAGAAACTCACACTCATACTCCTGTAACCACTTTTTGTGGCTCATGTTAGAACGAGTAGTTTCTTCCCACTTATCAATATTAATAGGGGGATCTCGCCTATCCATATCTTCATATAAATGCTCATACCCATTTATGCGAGTATATTCAGGGTGATCTTTCCAGTTGATCTGAATAGGATTAAACGAGTTAGCCCCTTCCATAGCATTTAACCAAGTGTCATAATACCAGTTACCTATACCATTGACAGTAGAAAGAACAAAGGCTCTACCTCCAGTCGAGATAATAGGATATACAGCAGCCCAGATAGAATCAATATGTTCAATAAATGCTGCCTCATCAATAAACAAGAAAGAACCCGCTAGAGATCTACCAGACTGTTTACCTGATGGACGAGACTTAATAACAGAACCTGTACTAAGTTTCAAGTTGTGCATATTTTCTTGTAAAATCTTGGGCTGTAGAAAAATGGGGAGTTCATCAAACATAATCTTAATTCTATCCAAGATCTCTGTGGACTCTGTATCGCCAACAGACAAGAACACTATAGTCTTATGCTCTTGAAATATAGCCATCCACAGAGCATATGCAGCAGAGATCGTAGTACATCCAGCCTGACGAAACTTTCTGAGAATATTAAACCTATTATTCTCTAAACATTCCATAATCATTTTCTGAAATGGATATAATTTAAATGGTACTAATCCCCTAACAGGGTGTACAACCTTGATATAATTTGATATAAAGTATACGGGATCTAACTTACATCTCTTATACTCTTGCTTTAACTTAACTACTTCTCTTGAATCCATGAAGATATTCGCTTTTATTTGTACTCGTAATGAGTCTCTACCTGATTATACCCAAAAATTAGTCTCCTATTTATCTAGGTGTAAAATAGAGGTCAATCTTTTAGTTAATAAGAAAAGTATATTTAAGGCTTACTCTGAAGCTGTTAAAAATATTACTATCGAAGACAAAGATATAATTATATTCTGTCATGATGATATTGAGATTATTATGGACCCATAGTAAATGCATCTAGGAAAAAGAAAGCAGGATTTTTTGGCCCTGCAGGAACAGAATATCTATCAACAGATGCCGTGTGGTGGGCAAGGAAACAATGGATGGAAGGAAAGTTAAAGGGATTTGTACTACACGGAAAAAATATTCAAGAGGCCAAATATACTTTTTATGGAGATCCTGGGAGAGTTGTCTGTTTAGATGGATTATTCTTAGCTATAAAAGGTGAAGTCCTAAAATCAATTGATTTAACTAAACCTGATTACTTTGAAGGGGAGTGGGATTTCTATGATATTCACTATACCGTACAAGCACATAAAAAAGGTTTCTATAATAGTGTTGAGCCTATCTTTATGATTCATCATTCTTTTTGGGAGTTAGTAGGAAGAGACTCCTGGCACAAGAATAGATCTGAATTTATAAAGCATACCTCTTTACCTATAGAGATTACTTAATGGACACACTAGAAGAAAAGTATTTAAAGTTACTAGCTGAACATGAAAAACTTTCAGACGAAGTTGAAAAAGGTAGACGAGATTCTATTAATTTACAGCACTGTGGTAAAGCATATAATCAACTCTCTGAAGCTAGATTCGAATTAATTAATACCATTAAAGATTTATACGCTTCTTGGTTCCCACCAAAAATAGCCTCTTTCTTTTCTACTATGAAAGCATGGGCAAAGAATGGATTTAGAAAATCTGAGTATTCTAAGATAAGATGGGATATATGTACTAAATGCCCTAACCTTAAAGATGAGAAACTATGCACCCTATGTGGATGCTACATGAAAAGAAAGGTAGAATTAGAAGGGGCTAAATGCCCTATTTCTAAGTGGTAGGGCTTCCTGGAGACTTTTCTCTGTGTTGCTCTGGGCGTTCTCTTTTTTTACCACCTGAACCATAATACCCTTGTATATGCAACCGTATTGGTCCAAAAGCTGCGGTCTCCAGACCGCTGCCCATCTGACTAAGTATTGATCTTTTGCGTCTATCGCCCCCGCGTTTCCGTTTATCCGTATCTCCCGATCTTCTCTCAGATATTAAAGCACCAATTCTATCGTAGACTGTATGAGAAACTTCCGAACCAATTTTTTTACCCCCCCTCACTGTTTGTTTCACTTGCCCAAACTGTGTATCTTTCTCCATCTTTGGAATTCTACTCATACCCCTATCACGCTTCGCAAGGTTAGCATTAGCCGTTGGAGATCCTACTGGACCCGTAGGCTGAGTTGGACTTAGCTCATTAATATGTTTATTGTTTTCCACTTTTCTTAAACACCTATCATATCTTGATTTGGCCGCAGGAGACC